ATAGTGCAGGAGTGTTCTATGGAGAAATTAAGGAGCGAAACGGCTCCGAGGTGGTTATGACAAACGTGAGGCGCTTGTGGTATTGGGACGGTGCGGCTTCACTGTCTCAGCTGGCAGTGAACGGAACTGTCAGACCCGACAACTGCAAGTTTACGGTGGTTGTCCCCGAAATGACGATTCTCGGAGTTATCGAGATTATACCCTGTACAGACAAGGCAACGGCATCCATTGAGGGGGTTGCGGTATGGAAGCGATAAAGCGATTCCTTGAAATAGAGCATGGCTCTGGCTATGGCTCTGGCTATGGCTCTGGCGATGGCTCTGGCGATGGCTATGGCTCTGGCTCTGGCTATGGCTCTGGCGATGGCTCTGGCTCTGGCTCTGGCTATGGCTCTGGCTCTGGCTCTGGCTCTGGCTATGGCTCTGGCTCTGGCTCTGGCTATGGCTCTGGCTCTGGCTCTGGCTCTGGCGATGGCGATGGCATTAAGACGTTTGATAAATACGCAGTTTATATGGTTGATGGCATTGCAACCATTTTCAAGCGAATCGTTGGTAATCTTGCTAAGGGCTTTACGCTGGGAGACGATCTGATGTTGACACCTTGCTATATAGCTAAAGGGCATAACCTCTTTGCCCATGGTGAAACTGCGAAGAAGGCCGAAGAAGCTCTGCGAGAAAAGGTCTTTGCAAACATGGATTCCGAACAAGCGATCGAGATGTTCCTTGAGGACTTTGTTCCGGGCAAGAAATATCCTGCAAAAGACTTTTACATATGGCACAACAGGCTGACCGGATCTTGCGAATTTGGTAGAAATAAATTTGTCGAGGAACATGGCATTGATATTGACAATGGAATGTACACCGTTGAGGAATTTATCCAGATAACTAAGAATGATTTCGGCGGTGAGATCATTGAGCAACTGTCGGAAAGGATTCGCGATGAGATCTAACTATTTACAGCCGATAAAAAAAGCGCAGATCTCGAAGAAGGCAATGGCGGGTTTTATGACCCGCGTTGCCGTTGACGATCGCATGGAGAAGATCATCAAAAAGCACGAGGACAAGCGCATGGACGAGCTCAGCGCGTTTGCCGGGGCTGTGGATGCCAACTGGCTTTACACGCTGCACACGGAGCTGGGATTCGGGCGCAAGAGGTTACGCCGGGCATGGGAAGCAATGGTGAGAAACCGCATTGCGTTCCGGGAGTTCTTCCGAGACGGGCACTCTACCTACGTAGAGAAGCCTACGGGCCAGAACGTGGAGGATGAGGCTACGGTCAAGGAGCTGCTTGCGATAAAGGTTGATATAAGAGCCTGGGAACGCGAGGAGATCGTTGTGGATCATGAAAACGGAAAGGTTACTTTTAGGGAGGTAGGATGATGTTCAACTTCAGAATTGTAGATAGTAGGGGCTACGTTACCGTAATACGTGCGCGGACGCGGGCGGTGGCGATTCAGCTTTTCTGCCAAAGTGAGGGCTGCAGCCGCAATTACGTTAAAAAGCACTGTGTCGTGCATCGAGCCGGGTAACGGAGGATAAAGGTGTGGCGAAATGGGATCAACGGATATATCACTGCCCGTTCTTTGAAAGGCGCGTGCCGTGCGGTGTGCGCTGTGGCGGCCATGTGTTAATTCTCCCGGACGATCGAGCTTCTGCCGATCTCGCGAGGGATTATTGCGGAAACGAGGTAAGATGGCGCGAATGCTCTATCGCGCGAACACTTGAAAAATTTTACGAAAGAGAGGGAGATATGAATGGGAAATCTCCAGAAAACACTTAAAGAAAACGAACATCTTAAACATCAGAACCGCGGGTTGCTGGACACGCTGAAGCGCAGACGCGCTCAGGCAGAGGCCAAGGAGGCGCAAACCGCCGAGGCGTTGAAGCAGATCGAGAGCATCTACTGCTCCTACATAGGCGCGTTGTGTCTTCAGAACGAGGCGCGCGAGCTTAAGGTCTTGCATGCAGACGTGAGGGCCGTTCTTGAAGGCTACGACGTGCTTGTGATTGAGACGGACGAGCAGGGGATCACGTTCGGGCTCGTTGAGAAGACAAAAAAGGAATAAGTCGGAGGGCGCTCGGGGAACAACTGGGCGCCTTAAATTTTTTTGCGCTCAGAGCCCTCGGGGGTAGAAATATCTTCTTGTGTCGTGGTAGAATGGAATTATAGGGAAGGAGGGTGAGCTGTGTCTGACATCTGGAAACGAATAAAAAAAGAATACATTGCCGGCGGTGTCAGGTACAAGGATCTCGCCGAGAAATATGGTGTCTCACAGAGCACTCTCCGCAAGGTTGGCGCCCGAGAACACTGGTCTGATCTGAGGAACGCGGCAGAGACACGCACGGAACAGAAGGTCGTGGAGGCTGTGAGTTCCCGAAATGCCAAGCTTGACAACGCGGTGGATCTCGCTCTTGACGCTGTGTGCGAGTATCTCAAAACACCCGGAAGACTACGTGCGGTCGATATAAAGGACGTTACTGCGGCGCTTAAAAACCTGCGCGATCTCAAGGGCCTCAAGAACGAGGCTGACGCGGAGGAGCAGCGTGCGAGAATCGAGGCTTTGCGTGCCCGCGCGGCTATGAGTAGGATCGGCGAAGAGGACGAGGGCGAGGAGTACGGTGTTATGGTACTCCCTGACGCTCAAATTTTGCCTACAAGCGCGGAAGACATAAGAGAGGGGGAAAACCATACTTGAATATCATTTGGACGCCTAACCCCAAGCAGATCGAGTTTATGAGGCGCTGGGAGGACGAAGCTTTGTACGGCGGCGCGGCGGGCGGTGGAAAAAGCGACGCTCTCGTGGCAGAGGCACTGCGACAGGTGCACATTCCGCACTACAAGGGGCTGATCATCAGAAAGACGTTCCCCCAGCTTTCCGAGCTTGTTGACAAGACCTTGAACTACTACACGCGGGCTTTTCCGAAGGCTGTTTATAATTCCTCGCGGCACTGCTGGACGTTCCCGTCGGGCGCTAAAATCTACTTCGGAAGTCTTCAGCACACTAAGGACAGGCTACGCTATCAGGGCCAGGCATACGACTATATCGCGTTTGACGAGCTAACGCACTTTACATTTGACGAGTACAGCTATCTCTTTTCCCGAAATCGCCCCAACGGTCCCGGAACGCGCTGTTATATGCGAGCTACGGCTAACCCCGGGGGAATTGGACACGGTTGGGTAAAGGAGCGCTTTATCACTCCCGCGCCGGCGATGACTACGATGTGGGAGGACGTAAAGATCAGATTCCCGAATGGCAGAGAGGAAACGCGGCGGAAGTCGCGCATATTCGTGCCGAGCACGGTGTTTGATAATCCGCAGCTTCTGCAAAACGACCCCGATTACATTACGCGCCTCGCAGCTCTCCCGGAGGCAGAGAAAAACGCGTTGCTTTACGGAGATTGGGGATCATTTTCAGGCCAAGTCTTTATAGAATGGCGCAACGATCCCGACCATTACCACGACCGCATCAATACTCACGTTATAGCGCCCTTCAAGGTGCCGCAGGAGTGGACAATACACATGAGTATGGACTGGGGCTACCGAAAGCCTTTTTCAGTGGGCTGGTACGCGGTGGACTACGACAAGAGGATATACCGCATACGCGAATACTACGGCAGTAAAAACGGAGCACCCAACGTGGGCGCAGAGATGGAGCCTGCAGCGGTGGCGCGTGAGCTTAAGAAGATCGAGGCTGACGATCCGAACCTCCGAGGGCGGAGGATATGGCGCGTTGCAGACCCCGCGATCTTTGGAACGCAGACAGGTGAGAGCGTGGCGCAGATGTTTGCACGTGAAGGTGTTTACTTTGAGAAGGGCGAACACGCACGTATAGACGGCAAGATGCAGATACACAACCGTCTCGCGTTTGACGAAGACGGGAAGCCGATGCTATACGTCTTCAACACTTGCCGCAACTTTATAAGGACGGTACCGAATCTTGTATATGATGATAAGAACGTCGAGGATGTCAACACAACGGGTGAAGATCATATCTACGACGAGCTGAGGTACATGTGTATGAACTACGTCATAGCTCCGCGAAAGAACGTACCGCCGAAGCTTGTGGTGTATGATCCGCTATCTACGGAGGACGTAACGTATGACGAGTACGCTTTTTATCGATAGAGAAGCGGTATTTGCATAATAATTGGTGAAAAATGTGCAGTTGCGGGGCTAATCTGCATGTTTTGTTCAAATATGCACGTTAACACGAACAAATTATTTTGGAGGATATATTTATCATGGCGAATTTATTGGATTTTTTGAAGAGAAAGGGCGCGGAAGGCGCCGAACCCGGTACGATGCCCGGCACGGAGCAAAGTGGCGAACCCATGCAGGCGGACAATATGGCTCAGGCGATGCAGTCAGGGCGCAAGGCCGAGGCTATCATAGGCCCGAAGCAGATCCGCGAGGCTGCAGACACTCTCCGCAAGTACAAGGACGGCAAGGCCAACTACGACCGCACTATTATCGAGAACGAGCGCTGGTACAAGCTTCGACATTGGGAATACATAGGCCGCAAGGACAACATACAGAAGAAGACCGAGCCGACGTCGGGCTGGTTGTTCAACACTATAATGAACAAACACGCGGACGCGATGGACAACTATCCCGAGCCTGTCGTTCTGCCGCGCGAGAGGGGTGACGTTCCGACCGCGAAGACGCTCTCCGAGGTATTGCCCGTTATTCTCGCCCGAAACGATTTCCGAGAGACTTACTCTGAGAACTGGTGGGAGAAGCTCAAGCATGGTACCGCTGTTTACGGTGTGTTCTGGAACAACGACAAGGAGAACGGTCTTGGTGACATTGATATCAAGGTGATAGATCTCCTCAAGATCTACTGGGAGCCTGGCAAGACCAAGATCCAGGACTCCAAAAACCTCTTTATCGTTGAGCTTGCCGATGCGGACGATCTCGCTCTCACATACCCTGAGGCTGACAAAAAGAAGTTTGGCAAGTCCATCACGGTGTCGGAGTATATTCACGACGAGAACATTAACACGTCTGACAAGGTGCTCGTGGTTGACTGGTATTATAAGAAGCGCATAGGCGGTCGCACTATTCTTCATTACGTCAAATTCTGCGGGGAGGCGTTGCTGTACGCTACCGAGAACGATCCCGAGCTTCGCGAGCGCGGACTTTACGATCACGGGCTTTATCCCGTCGTATTTGACCGCATGTTCCCTGAGAAGGATTCGCCTGTGGGCTTCGGCTTCGTGTCGATTTGCAAGGATCCTCAGATGTACATTGACAAGCTGATGGGCAACGTGCTTGAGACTGCTATTCTTAACTCGAAGAGGCGTTTCTTTGCATCGAAGGGTGCAAACGTGGACCTCAAGCAGCTGCTTGACAATAATCAGCCTATCGTTGAGGTTGAGGGAGCTATAGGCAATCTTTCGGACAAGCTTTACGAAATGAAGCCGCGCGAGCTTTCAGGTATATATCCGAACATTGCGCAGATGAAGATCGACGAAATGAAGGACATTGCCGGAAACCGCGACGTCAACTCGGGTGGCACCGGTGGCGGTGTTACCGCCGCTTCAGCTATCGTGGCGCTTCAGGAAACCGGCAACAAGACATCAAGAGACTCTATTGATGCGGCTTACAGGGCATATGTCAAGGTTAATACGCTGTGTATCGAGCTTATAAGACAGTTTTACGACGAGTCGAGGTCCTTCAGGATCACGGGCGCGCCTGCAGAGACTCCCACACAGATGGGAGGAATGCCGGGAGAGATGCCGCAGGGCGCTCCTGCCACTACCGGAGGAATGCCCGGAGGAATGCCCGGAGGAATGCCTATGGGCGCGGCTCCCGGCGGTATGCCCACACGAGAGGCTTACCGTTTTGTTGAGCTGAACAACAAGGGGCTCAAGGATCAGGTTACAGGAATGGGCTCTGACGGTCAGCCCTTGCTCCGTCACCCTGTATTCGATCTTGAGATTAACGCGCAGAAGAAGAATCCGTTCTCGCGCGAGGCCCAGAATCAGCTTGCGCTTGAGCTCTTTGGAAGGGGAGCGTTCAATCCTCAGATGGCCGATGCGGCGTTGTGTGCTCTCTCTCTTATGGACTTTGAGGGCATTGAGGAGGTACGTGAGCGCGTACAGCAGGGTCAGACGTTACTCTCGCAGGTACAGCAGCTTCAAGAGCAGCTTATGCAGATGCAGGCTATGATGCAGGGAGGCGCGCCCGTTCCGGGAGGAGCTCCGAGATGACGAGCGTTACGTTAGACAAGTCAAAGGGGACGTACGTCATTGAGGCTGTGGGGCACGCAGAGGGAAGTGTTCAGGCTTGCGCCGCTGTGTCGGTGTTGATGTACTCGATCCTCGGATATCTCTCAAACGCTGAGGGCGTAGAGGTTGAGGAGTGGAACGCAGCTGACGGATTCTTCTCGGTCGAATGGTCGGGGGGAGAGGCGGCGCGGATCATGTACGAATTCGGCAGGATCGCCTTCCTGCAGCTGGAGAAGAGCTACGGTGAGTTTGTCGCTGTGAAAATCAAGAAATAAGCATCGGTAATGCGTGCCCGAAAAACAAGGGTGCGCATTATTTTTTAGGCTATTTTTAAAAAGCCTTATGGAATAAGGGAAAATTCAATTAAAAAAATTTTGATTTGAGGGGCTCGGGGGTAGAAATTTGAAGCGCGGGCATGTTAAAATTATATTAGGACCAGAGGAAACGACCAGATCGTTTCAGGGCCACAAGGAGATTTTATGAAAAATTTGAAGCTTTACAGCGTATTGCTCGGTCTTTTTGACGGTGAAGGCGGCGGCACGGGTGCTGCCTCGGGCGGAGCTGTAGCGGGTGGAACTAACGCACCGTCCGGTGCGGAAAATCAGGCCGTGAGCACCCAGCGGTCAAATTCGGGCGCAAAGTCGCAGACAACA